GAAACCTGTTCTTTCTCAGCGTGATCGTACACAAGCGCCCGAGCCGACAGTCCATCCAACTGCCTTCTATACAGCCTCCTAATCCGATCTTGCTTGGCTTGTGTGGTGCGATCAGTGAGGGCCATCTATATCGACCGTTTTTTCGATATTAACCGCCCACACACCCTTCTGGCACGCATAAGAGGGGGGTAGGGGTTGAAAAAGCAGTTAATGTTTGCGGTATGGCAGTAAAAACAGAACCCATCAGCCTCAGATGGGCACAGGGTCAGATTTATTCAAGCGAAAAGCGTTTCCGCGTCCTGGTTGCAGGCCGCAGATTCGGCAAGTCGTACCTCTCCTGCGTTGAGCTGGTGCGTGGAGCGATTGAGAAGCCGGGTGAAACCTTCTTTTATTGCGCCCCGACCTATCGAATGGCGAAAGATATTGCTTGGCGAGCGTTAAAAAAACTAGTTCCGAAGGTTTGGATCCACACTAAGAACGAAACCGACCTCAGGATTGAGCTAATTAACGGTTCAACTATTGAGTTGAAGGGCACAGAAAACGCAATGGCGTTGAGAGGCCGCAGTTTGAGCGGTGTAGTGCTGGACGAAGCGGCATTTATGGATTCGGAGGTGTGGTTTGAGGTAATTCGACCTGCTTTGGCGGATAAGGAGGGGTGGGCGTTGTTTATTTCGACGCCAGACGGTACAGCTAGCTGGTTTTATGACTTGTGGTGTTATGTCCCAGAGGACGAAACAGGAGATTGGCAACGATGGTGCTATACAACGATTGAAGGAGGAAACGTCAGTAAGCACGAGGTTGAAGCAGCCCGCGCTCAGCTTGATTCGCGCACGTTCCGCCAGGAATTTGAAGCGTCCTTCGAGAACTTAACTGGCCTGGTCGCGGTCAGTTTCTCCGACGACAACATCTCGCCTGACGCAAAGGACATTTCGATCCAGCCGTTGCTGTTGGGCGTTGACTTCAACGTGGATCCAATGAGCGGCATTTGCGCGGTCAAAGATCGGGACACGTTGTATGTGTTTGACGAGATCATGCTGACTGGCGGGGCCACAACCTGGGATTTTGCGGAAGAAGTCACCCGTAGGTATGGGGTGGATCGCAGGGTTATTGCCTGCCCTGACCCTACGGGCGGAGCCAGGAAGACCAGTGGTGTGGGCGTAACGGACCATGCAATTCTCAGGCGTAGCGGTTTCACGGTTCAAAGCCCCAGATCACCGTGGAAAATCCGAGACAAGATCACAGCGGTCAACACGGGCCTAATGGATGCTTCTGGAACGCGAAGGGTCAAGATCCACCCGCGTTGCAAGGAGCTGATCAAGTCGTTACGGACGCTGACCTATGCCCCTGGCACGGGTCTTCCTAACAAAAACCTAGGAGTGGATCATGCGTTCGACGCTTTCGGGTATCTTGTGCTTCAGCAGTTCAACTTGGCCAAGCCTGAGGCCATGGGAACTACGTCATACCGCCTGTATTAAGGATGTTTCGTCCATTGAACGCACCGCGTTGTCCGAAGTGTGATTCGGAGGACACCCGTGTGTTGGGGCGCTATACGTCACAGGAGGGGGACTCAGTGCGAGATCGTGTTTGCCGGGAGTGTGACCATCGTTGGAGGACGTTGCAGTCACCTGAGGAAGTGCTGGACCCGTCAATTTCAGTAAAGTTTGCACGTTGGAAGTCGCCCGAGGGAAGCAGGCGTCGAGTAACGCTGGAATACGCAACTAAGGGCCGTTAAACTAGGGGTATCCCCATCGCTTAATTGTCATGCCTGGTTATTACGGAGCTGGCGGCAAGAAAAAACCCAACGGCAAGAAGAAGGGTATGAAGAAGGGCAGCAAGAAAATGCGGTGCAGCTGTGGCAAGTGAAAACATCCCAGTAAACAAAGCGCTTTATGCTCGCGTAAAGGCTGAAGCCAAGCGCAAGTTCGCGGTTTATCCGAGCGCGTATGCAAATGCGTGGCTGGTACGCGAATATAAGAAGCGTGGTGGCACTTATCGGAAAGCAACCAGTGGCGGAACGAAAAAAACCACGAAAACCCGCAAAACCAAAAAAGCCAAGTAAGGGCCGTGGCGGCCTGGGCAGATGGTTTGACGAGAAATGGGTCGATATAAAGACCGGGAAGCCTTGTGGCCGTTCCAAAGGCGAAGACAGGGCGTATCCAGCGTGCCGACCGTCCAAACGAGTGTCGGACAAAACGCCAAAAACGACCAAAGAGATGTCGCCTGCTGAAAAAGCCCGATTTAAGCGTGAAAAAACGGGCTCAAAGAAGATAAGCTATCAACATCGGCGTCGTAAACCCAAGGGTAAAAGCTAATGGCCACCACCGTCACACGCTTCTCAAACACTGTTGAGCACCGCGAG